GCTACTATCGGAACTATTGGTTGTGGCGCGATCACCTCGACTGGCGCATCTTCGTTTGGTTCCATTTCGTCTGTAGCTGCTGTCACGATGACCGGCGTGCTTTCCAGTTCTGCTGCAATACAGGTTGTTGGTAACACCATTTTGGGTGGCAACTTGGCTCTTTCTGGTACTTTCACCCCGACGGGTGTTACCGATACGGGTATTGCGATGAATGCTGATTCGTTCTATTTCCGCGATAACGATAACGGACAAATGAAAAGAGATACGGTTGCTGATGTCGTTGATGCGATAGCTGGAACTGTAACTAATACTGGTTTGGCAGGCGAAAGTGATGGTACAATGAAAATTGACATTGCTAATATGACTGCGGCCACAATTGCGACTACTGATACATTTGTGTTCAATGATCAAAATGGTGATGTTCTTCGTCAGGAAACGGTTGATGACTTGTTCACAATAGGTCCCGCGCTCACTACTGAAGCTGCTATTACTGTTGCTGATGACTACGTCCTCTTCCTTGATGGGGGCGCTACTGGTGATGCTAAAAAGGAAAAATGGGCTGATATTGCTACTGCCATAGCAGGTGCTAATATTACGGCTACCAACGGTGTATTGGCTGCTTCGGCTGGAGGAGGCGATTCTATGACGGTATCTTCTTCGCAGGATGCTGACCTTACCTTAGGGACTGGCTTAACTTGGCAAGCGTCTGCATCGGCAGGTGATCGAACGTGGACATTGCCGGCTTCTCCGGATAATGGCGACATTATTACTGTTAAAGTTGGAGACTTAAATGGAAACAAAATATCAATTGCGAGAGCCGGTTCTCAAACAATTGATGGTGCCAACTCAGTTGATATTGAGTCCAATTTTGGTGCAGTTTCTTTGGTGTACGTTGGTTCAGACCTTTGGAAGATTTACTAAGTCAAAATTATCTTTAGATTTAGGATTTCGTTTTGGGTGCCCCTTGAAAGAGGGGCATCTTTTTATTTTTTAAAAGCTAATTATAAAAAACTGATAGGTTATTAGGAAAGCTGTCTATAAAGTGAGTCTTTTCAGGACCCATAATACTATTTATTTTGAAAAACTATTATTTTTAGGGAGAACTGTATGTCGAGTCTATTAAAAGAGGCCATTGTGGATGCGGAAGCTTTGCGTGAAGCGGCACTAAAAAATGCTGAATCATCGATAATTGATAAATATTCTGATGAGGTACGCCGCACTTTAAACAAGATTCTTGAGCAAGATGAGCTTGGTGGCGATCTTGGTGGCGATCTTGGTGGCGATCTTGGTGGTGATCTTGGTGGTGACTTGGGAGGCGACATGGACCTCGGTGCAGCGCCCGCCGGCGAAGAAGAATCTCCTGACGAATCATTTGATGAAGACGTCGAGGATGTTCCTTACGCGGGAACCGACGGAGCTTCTAAGATGGATGGACAAAATCTTAAAAACCTTCCCCCCGAAGGTGAAGATGTGGAGGTGACTCTTGATTTGGGCGCCCTCCGCGAATCTGTTGCAACTCTCCAAGCCGAGATTGATGAAGAGCTAACCTTTGATGAATCCGATCTTGTTGATATGTTGTCTGAAGACGATGAAGAAGAGAGCGAGGAGATTGGCGCCGCAGAAATGTCTTCTTCGAAAGGTGGTGGCGCCGGCGAAGCAACCGCTGCCGAGGAAGAGGCCGATGAGGAAACTTCTTCTGGACCCAAGGGCGGTTCAACGATTGCGGAAACCGATGACATCGAAATCTCCGACGAACTTATTGATTCTATTGCTGAGAAACTAACCGTTGATATGGGCTATGAGCTATCCGGTTGGGCCGGCAGACCAGATTTTCAGAAAAAGCAGGGTGTAGAGCGCGACTTTGCAAGACGACGCGGCACCGAAGCTTATGAAGAATTAGAAACCTTAAAGAAAGCTAAAGAAGAGTTGACTTTCGAAAATAAGCAACTCAAAAAGCGACTTTCCAAATATGAGCAGGCAACAATAGAGCTTAAAGAGGCAGTGCAAGACACTAATCTCTCTAATGCTCGCTTGCTTTATACAAATCGTGTATTACGAAATACCTCCTTAAATGAGCGGCAAAAAGAAAAGATTGCCGAAGCTATTTCAAGAGCCGATTCTGTAGCAGAAGCAAAGACAATATATAAGACGCTAGAAAGCGCAGTGGGAGCTAAGTCAACACGAAGCCCGCAATCACTGAGCGAAGCTATTAACCGTCCTTCTTCTGTAATTCGTGCAACTCGTACGGAGTCCGCACAACCCACTGACCCATTCGCAGAGCGGATGCGTCGGCTAGCAGGTATTAAATAATACAAATACATTTATAGGAGGTATTTTAAAATGGCTAGTATAGTAGAAAGATTGACCGAAGGAGTTATCAATCGTGATATGCGTGCCGAAGGTAACGCATTGTTAAGTAAGTGGGAGAAGACTGGTCTATTAGAGGGCCTCGATAAGGATCGCCATCGTCACAGTATGGCGCGCCTACTCGAGAACCAAGCTAAGGAGCTTCTCCGTGAGACAAGCACTATGTCCGGTGGAGATGTTGAGGGCTTTGCAGCCGTCGCATTCCCCATTGTACGCCGAGTGTTTGCAGGTTTGATCGCTAACGATCTTGTTAGTGTTCAGCCGATGAGTCTGCCAAGCGGACTTATCTTTTTCCTAGACTTTACCGTCTCCACCAATGGTGCGGGGCTGCCTCGTCTAGGTTACGGTGACCCCCAGGGCACCGAGTCGTCCCTCTATGGCGGCGGCGTTGTGGCAAGCCAGATCACTGGCGGTGTGATTATCACAGGCTCTACGGCTGATAGTGGTCCTTACAACCTCAACAACGCGTATGCGTCTCCGACTGGTTCGGGTGCTCTTACATTCACATTTGTGACTTCGAGTGTCTACAGTTCAAGCGCGGGTGAAGTGCCCCGGTTGAGTCGTTATGATGCAGAGCTTGAAGCAGCGTCAGGTACCGCTACCGTTGCCATTTATTCGGCCGACATTAGCGGACTTAGCCAGTTCAACAAGGAAGACTTAGTGGCTGTCGTCATCTCTGGTTCTAATGGGAACGCTGGTATGGCGCGCGGAGAAGCTATCACAGGTTCTGTGGCAAATGGTGGAGCCATACAGCTTCGTCGTCTGACGCGATATAGTGGTTCTAGTACTTCAGTGGTGTATATCACAGTTGCTTCGTATGATGGGACGTTGAGCGCCGTACAGTGTTCTTCTAGTATCGCTACCATTCAGAGTGGTACTAACGTCTATTTCCCGCAGACTGATAACTTTAGCGCCAGTGTGGCTCTGGGTTCAATCGTGGGTACGACAACGTGGGGCTTGGAAAACAACGAGAAGATCCCCGAGATCGACATCAAGGTCGATTCCGTGGCTGTGACCGCTGTTACCAAGAAGCTCAAGGCCAAGTGGACGCCAGAGTTGGGACAGGATCTTAATGCCTATCACAACCTTGACGCCGAGGTCGAGCTAACCAGCATTCTCTCTGAGCAGATTGCTCTCGAGATTGACCGCGAGATTCTTGAGGATCTTGTGGTTGGAGCTAAGGCTAGTACTTATTACTGGGCTCGTTCCCCTGGTATGTTCTTGAACCGCGTAACTGGTGCCGAAGTCGGCGCTTCTTCTGCGGCTCCTGACTTCACGGGTACTGTATCCGAGTGGTACGAGACGCTTGTAGAGACCATCAATGATGTGTCTGCACAGGTCCATCGTAAGACTCTACGGGGTGGAGCTAACTTCCTGGTCTGCGGACCCGAAGTTGCCAACATCCTTGAGTTCACCGCTGGGTTCCGCGCTAGCATTACTGCTGACGATGAAACCGGTACGGTTGGTGCTGTTAAGGTCGGTAGCCTTTCCAAGAAGTTCGATGTGATTGTAGACCCCTACTTCCTTCGTAACGTCGTCTTGGTTGGACGCCGAGGTTCCAGCTTCCTAGAGAGCGGTTATGTATACGCACCTTATGTGCCACTACAGACCACTCCCACTATCTTTGGTCCTGAGGACTTCGTACCCCGCAAGGGTGTGATGACTCGGTACGCCAAGAAGATGGTGCGTCCCGATA